AACATCATAATCAACATCAGAACCAACATCAGAACCAACATCAGAACCAACATCAGAACCAACATCATAATCAACATCAGAACCAACATCAGAACCAACATCAGAACCAACATCAGAACCAACATCATAATCAACATCAGAACCAACATCAGAACCAACATCAGAACCAACATCAGAACCAACATCATAATCAACATCAGAACCAACATCAGAACCAACATCAGAACCAACATCAGAACCAACATCAGAACCAACATCAGAACCAACATCATAATCAACATCAGAACCAACATCAGAACCAACATCAGAACCAACATCAGAACCAACATCAGAACCAACCTCAGATTTATTAATATCTAAAATTATTGAGCTATTTTGCATTATATTAATAACTATTAATCAATACAAATATATTTTCAATTTATTTAATCAATAAATTCACAATCATCTTTATTATTAATATCTAGTGTTTTGAATGATTTTATCTCAAGTTTTTTTACTAAATTAGTTTTAACTTTTTTTATATCTTTTTTTACATCTTTTTTTACATCTTTTTTTACATCTTTTATATTTTTAACATTATCACAAATATTATCATCAATAAAATCACATTCATTATTATCAACAAAATCTCCACCGTCTGAATCGCAATCTTTATTTTGTTCTGTTTTAATATATTTATTAAATCCAAAATATTTTTGTTTTGGTTTTTGCACAAGTTTATTTAATTTTAATAATAAATTTTTATCAAAAATTTCAGCTAATATTTTATATTTATTATTAACAATATAGTTATTATGAATTGTATAATTTAATGCCATTTTAACATATTTTTTTCTTTTATTTACAATAAGTTGTAATTCATTTAATTTATCTTGATTTTTTCTATAATATAAAATTTTTTCCCATGTTTCATTTAAAATTGGTAATATATTACTAAAAAATACATCATCCCGCACAATTTCAACATTATGTGACGATTCTAATTTCCAATAAATAATACGATAAAAATAATAATCTTTATTAATTTCGGGATATATTTCTTTAAATTTATCTAATGTTTCAAATACCCATGTTTCATATTGTGTCGAATCCATATCCAATCTTTTAGGATATATATGTTTAGATTTCCATTCTGGTAAATCACCATCAAACTCTGGTATAAAGTTTTTTGGATAAAATTCAAGAATAATACCTTTTTTAAGTTTATTGTCAACATCCATTTTAGTTCCATTTGTTCCAATAGTATTAATACATGTTTCACAATTATCTAATAAATATTTTTCTTTTGATTCATATTCGGTTAATTTACACTGCCAAAAATCACATATATCTAATTCACAACAAACTAACTGTTGTTGTACTTGACAATAATAATAATATGGACAAATTTCACCTTGTATTTTACCACTTATTACAATATCCCTTGTTACAGGACATTTAATTTCTAACATGAATCCTAATCTATCAGAAAATTTATTATCTAATGTATATTTTGAACAAATACCATCAGGGGATGCACCTAATATCTTATATTTATCAGATGGTAAAGCACCAAATTCAAAAACCCTTGAATTATAAATATGTTCATAAATTCCAGTTGCTGTTGATTCAAATTTTACACCATGAAAAACTGTAGCATTTGCTCTAAAAGGAAAGTTAGGATCACATTTTTTCAAAATAAATGATTCAACAGGTTCATATGGATTTAAATCTATAGCTGCTGCCATATCAGATGCAGTTATACGAGTATATCTATAATCATACCATTCTTGTGATCTTTGTGCAGGTTGAGGTAAATCTTTTAATTTATTAAAATGTTTATTTAATTTTTTATATTTAGAAGGTATTTTAATATCAGGGTATTTTTCTTCACATTCTCTAAAACAGTTTTTACCGTTATCAAATGATAAATTAGAATCATATACATAATATTTATTAAATAATCTATTAAATATTTCATTCATAATTTCTGGTGTAACATCTGCAAATTCTTTTTGTAAATCACGATAAACTTGGTGTTTAATTTGTGCTAATTCTAACATATCAATTTTAGTATTATTACTAATAGTATTATTTAATATACTGACACTTTTGTCAAACATTAATGATATATTTCCAAATGACATTTATTAAATAGTAAATTATATTGTTTAAATCAATATAAATTCAATTTATTTTATTATTAAATAAACTACGTTTTACATGGCTAAATAATGCAATTAAATTATCTATATCAAAAAAATAAGTTTATAATAAAATATTTATATATTAAATTTTTTGTCTCATTTTTGCAAAGCGATATGACTCTACGATCCGAATAAATCTTCAAGGGTGTAAATAAATATTGATTTATTTATATTTAAATAAATCAATATAATTATATAATTATGAATTTTAATGGTTTTATATATATTAGACACCATTTATATTATGAAAATGATAAAATTTGTAAATTAGGTAAAACTAAAAATATACCAGATAGAGATAATAATTATGCAACAGGTGAATATATAAGAGGTTATTTTGTATTAGTTATTGAAATTTTAGATAAACAAATATACGATGATACATATGTTGAAAAATTACTACAAAAATATTTTAAAATTTATCATATTAAAAAAGATGGTGGGTGTGAATTTTACCAAAATAAAATAATTGATGAAATAATACCATTTCTAGAAAAAACACCAATTAAATTTATAGTATTAACAGATGAAGAAATTAATAATTTAATTCGCCAAGAAAGAATTAGAAAATTAAAAGAAATACTTAAAAAATATTTTCACAATAGAGATACAAAAGAAAATATATTACGTAATAAATTACAAGAAATATATCTTGTTGAAATTCTAAATTATTTGAATATGTATAAAAAAGTTTTTCTAAAAGCACCTACAGGTTTTGGTAAAACTCATATATACTATAAAACTATTATACGAATGAAATTTAATAGAATTTTATTTTTAACTCCAAGAATTCTATTAAATCAACAAATTGTTGAAGATAAATATTCATCTTATATTAAAAATAATAATTATGAAATTATTCATTTTAGTGATTTATATAATTCAAATAAAGAAAATAAAATTAAAAAATACTCAAAAAATAATAGAAAACTTATTATGACAAGTTGTTATCAATCTGGAAATAGATTATTAGATTATATTAAAAAATATACTTTTATCTTTGATATTATTATATTTGATGAAGCACATTTTATTACATCATGGGTGGATGCAGAAAATATATCTGAATTTTTATCTAATAATGATATTTGTAATTATAGATTATTTGGTTCAGCAACACCAACAGAAGATATTGAATTACAACCATTAATATATGGTCAAATAATAGAAAAAATAAAAGTATATGAATTAATTAATCAAGAATTATTATGTAATATTGAAACAATTGTTAAACAATTAAATGAAAAGAAAACAGAATATCATAACCTGAAAGATTTAATAGTTGATTCAATGACAAAATATAAAAAGAAGAAAGGAATTATATATGTAAATGATTGTAAAAATGCAGAAAGTTTATACAAGCTATTACAAAAACAATATAAATTAAATGTATATATTTATATATCAAAAAATATAGAAGTTGAAAATGATAGTGATACAAATATAAAAACATTTGAAAATGATAAAGAACAATGTGTAATTATTTGTGTTGGTAAAATTAGTTATGGTTATGATAATCCATTTATTGATTTTATAATTTTAGGTGATCCAAGACAATCTAATATTGATATAAGACAAATTATTGGCAGAGGATTAAGATGGAATAAACAAGTGTATCCAAATAAAATATTACATTTATTAGTTCCATTATATAGAGATGATTTTGGTAATTGTGCAAAGAATGAACATTTGAAAAAATATTTGGATTATATAATTGGCGAATGTGGTCAAGATATTATATTTAAAAGGGATTGTTCTATAGTAGTTAAAAACGGAACACAAATATTAAATGATGGTCGTGATTATGAAGGTGAAAATATACCAACCGAAATATTAAATGAATATTGTACAACAGGATATAATAAATATACTGATTTTATTAAATTCTTAAAAGCTAATAAGATATTTGATGAAATATCATATAATCAATTGAAAGAAAAACAAGAATGGATTATAGATTTAGGAAACTTACAAACAAAATATCCAAAATTTTGTTTCAGACATATACATCCTAATAATATAAATTATTATTGGGATAAAAAAGAAGCATTGAAAGCATATGAAATATGTAGTAATAAATTAATTAATGTTATAGGTAAAGAAAAATATAGAAGATTAGATTCACGATATAAATTAAATAAAATAAATGAATTAGATAAAAAAATACCAATAATTAATTTTGATTTATATTATCCAAAAGATTAAATATGAATAGATTTACTTTTACAAAGTTATTTTATTTCAGTTTCTGATTCTATTAATTTATCAATATTAAAACTATCTGGATTTCCAAAATTATCTAATGAATTTAAAAAAGCAGTCATGATACTATCAGTAATTTTTTGCATAATATCATTTAAATTATTATTAATATCATCCATCATAATCAATGTTTTCTCAATTTCTTTTTGATATTCTAATGGGGGAATTGGAATTTTTAAATTCTTAAATCTTGGTAAATTTATACATACTTGAATCATTTCACGAGAACAATGATAAACTGATTTATTAATTAATAATAAATAATTCCATAAATATGTATCAGTTAATGTTTTACTATTTGATTTAATTGTAAATCCATTATCATGTAAATAATATTTTTTATTTAATAATAATACACAATTCTTTTCTGACATTCCAAATCTTGATATTTTACATGTTTTTTCTTCACGATTATATTTGTTAGTATAAAAAGATTCTTCTCCACCACCATATACAGGATATTCACCATTTTCATCACCATCATTTTCTTTTGTAATTCTTTCGCCATACTGAATATCTGAAATATCACCAATATTTTTTATAATATTAATACCTTTATTAGATGCTCCTTTAATCATTGATTCAATATACATTTTTCTCATTTTATTATTTCCTTCTATACCTTTTAATATATCTTTCTTAGTTTCTTCAAGTTCTATAATATTTTGAATAATTTTTTCTTGTTCTTCTAAAGTTGGAATAGGTATTTTCATTCGATTAAAATTTTTTTGATCTAATGATTTATTACACGACCCTTTTTCATATACTGTTTCAATATTTTCTTTAATTGAATTTAAATAATAATATACATATTTAATAGATAATATTTTTTTATACTTATTATTTATTATAAGTCTTGACATTAAATCACCATAGTCACATTTTCCGTTATAATATTTAATTACCATATATCCTCCGTTTTTACCATTTGGCATAACTGTACTTATAAATAAGTTTTCACCATCAAATGAAAACTTATTTATCTTTTTATATTTATTATATAAAGACCAATTAATAAATACTCCTTCACCATTTTCATCTTCTTCTACCTTTGAAGATTGTAATTTTCCTTTTTCTAATGTAAAAATTTCTCCAAATTCAACCCATTCAAAATTAGTCATCTTACTACTAAGATTTTCAATATATTCATCTTTTAAATAATCTCTTAGATACCATGATAAATTTGGTTCTTTTTCAATATCATCAATTGATACACTTGTAATTTTTGTTAAAATATTACATTCTTTATTAGCTTGAATAAAGTTAATATTTTTTGTTCCTTTTTTATCTTTTTCAAAAATTAAAGCACATGTTTTAATTCCCGTATGAGTAAATGTCCCACCTTCAAATAATATGATATCTGTAATATTTGTTTCTTTCATAAAATGTTTTCTTTTATTTGAATAGGAAGATCCAAAAAATAATTCACCATATGGAAGGACAATCAAACATAAACCATTGTCTTCTAACTTATATAGATCTAACTCTAAGAATTGTATTGGGGGTGAATTATCTTTTAATTCATAAACATCATCTAATTTAATTTTATTATTCTTGGTAAATTCATCTGATTTAAAATTTTCTTTAATTTGTTCAAATTTTTTATCAGTTTGAAAAGGGGGGTTAGTTAATATAAAATGATGTTTATTAGAATTAATATGTGTTAAACTACTTTCACATTGAACATCATGAGGAAACTGTTTTAATGTTAAAATTAAATTCATTAAACCATATTGGAATGTTGTTGATTTAACTTCACCACCTGATAATAAAAGTCTATCTTTATATTTACTTTTGAGAATATTAAATCCAGTAACTAACCATCCGCCAGTTCCCATACAAGAATCGTAAAATTTAATCTTATTTTTCTTATCTAATTTCTTAATAATTTCATGAATTCTATCTTCCTTATAATTAAAAATTAGTTTCATTAATTTTCTTGGTGTAAAGAATTGTCCGAGTTTAGAACCTTTCTTAACATAACCATTTATAATATGTTCATAAATTTCTCCAATTACATCTTCATTCTGTTCTATGTCACTTATATTTAATGGTATAATAACTTCATTTATTATACCTTGAATTGTTGGTGCTTTTTTTGCTTTCAAAAAATTATTTTCTGTAAATATTTGTCCTGTAATAGGATGTGTTTTTAATATTTCACCCATTTGACGAATAATATCTGTAGATTCTGTCATTTTCCGAATAGCATCTAATGGTTGAACAGCTAATAATTTTAAATCAGTAAAATAGTTTAATATCTCAATTAATTGTTCATCATCATATAAATATTTATAATATTTTTTATTCAATAAATCTATTTTACCATTTTCATCTGTATCAGAAATAATAGGCTGAATAAATTTAATAAATAATAAATTCATAATATCATTTAATGCATCTTCACCCTCTATATTTTCTGAATTATATAAATAGTTATGACCTTTATCAATCATTTTTAAAATATTCTTTTTTGATTCACTTTTAACTTTATTATCTTCTTTTTCTAATTGAATTAAAATTTTATTATCTGGTAATCTTAAATATGAATAATCTATTTCATTTTTAAGTTCTTCTTTTTTAATTGGTTTTTTCCTTGATGATTTTGTTTTAGTAGGTTTATCCTCTTCAGTGTCACTATTAACATTTGAACATGAAATTATTATATTATTATTTTCTTCTTTGATTAATTTTGAAACTTGTTTTGATACTGCTTCATCAATTACTTCTTTCAATGATTTATCTTTAAGAACACATGGTATCTTTTTTTTCAAATGTCTATCATAATGACTTTTTTGGTTAAATTCATTTTTACAATCTGGACACGTATAATTTTTTGGCATTGATATATATATCATAAATTATAAATCAATTTTTAAATCAATTTTTTAAATTTAACCAAAATTTTGGTTAAAAATGGGTAATTAAATAAAATCTACAAACATATCACTATTATTTAACTTATTGATTGTTGTTTTATGTTCTAATATATATGTTTTACTTTTATTTATTTGTGTAATAATAGTATCAATAATTTTATCAGCGTATTTATCTCTTTCAAGTTCAGTATTAAAAATAATTTTATCATCAAAATCAACAAATAATTTAATAATATTATAAATATATTCATATGATTCAAATTGGTTGATGTAATAAAATATTTAATTTTTCTTAATAATAATTGAAACTATACTAATTGAATAAAGTAAAACTTTCCAAAAACTTGTTCTAAAGAACTATAAATAATAATATTTTCCATTTTTATACTGTAAATCTACTAATGAAATTATTTTACCATTAATTTCATCATAACTTACTTTTTCTTTTTTTGTTAAAACTTTTAATTTTATTAATTCAATTAAATCATCACGCAACTGAATTCTTTCTTTTTCAGAATTTATTTTTAAATTATTAACAAACTCTTTAATTTTTAAAATTTTATGAATTGCATTTAATTTTGTCCATGATTTTTTATATAATGTATCATCTGAAAATATTTGTTTATGATTATCTGATTCTATAGATGACGTTAAATCAAGTTTATCTGAAATTTTTTCTGTAAATTTTTCTGTAATTGATTCATCATTTTTATTTTCATCTGACATTTTATCATCATTTTTAATCATATTTAATAAATTTTTATAATATTCATTTATCCAATTATAATTAGGATTATCTTCTGATAAAGAATATAATAATCCTTGATAATATTTTATATTTAATTTTGTTCTAATTAAATCAAGATCCATAGTTAATATAAATAATACATGTAACTTTAAACTACTTTTTTCAATATTTATACTAATCAATATAAAATATTGAAAAATTAAATTATAATTAATTATATTAATTAATTATAATGTCTAATAATGAATTATTTGAATATCTTTTTGCATTAAGAATATCATTACAGGATTCATATGAAAATGAATTTGATATTATTAGAGAACTTAAAATATATTTAACAAATATTAATACACCTTCTATACAAATAAATCAAACTTTGCATGATTTTTATGAATCATATGGTATTAATGTATCTATAGAAACTATTAATGAAGCAACGTTATCATCTTTAACTATATTAAATAATATGTTAATACTAATGTTAACTTCCGAAGATTCTAGACATATTTATCATTCAGAAAATGAACAATTATCTAATGATAATAATAATAATAATGATAATGATAATAATGATAATAATAATGATAATGATAATGATAATAATGATAATGATAATGATAATAATGATAATAATAATGATAATAATGTTGAATCAGAAGATAATATAGATACAATAAATAGCTTTGCAAATACAATATTTCAAATTCTATCATTACAGAATGAACCAGACTATTTTAATAGTGATAATATATTATCAGATGTTATTATAACAACTGATGAACATGATTTAAAAACATTAAAAACATATAAATTAGAAAATAATTTAGATATTAATTGTACTATTTGTATTGAAAATATGAAAAAAGATGAAACTATATTAGAACTAAAATGTTCTCATACATTTCATCGTGATTGTATAAAACAATACCTTGAAAATTATAATTATAAATGTCCAATATGCAGGGAAGAAGTTGGTAAGCCAAAATATAATATATAAATAATATTTATTGTTGTACACATTGTTGTGTACTTTCTTGTTCATGTGATTTATTTCTATTTTCCGTATTAGTTTGATTTTTTATCAAGTCTAATACTTGATTAGTTACATGTTGATTACAATCATTCATAATTGTTTTTGTTAGACCACTTAATTGTAAAATATCTGTTTCAATTTTAACTTCTTCTTTGTGAAAAGATTGAAATATTTTTTTAAGCTGAGATGTTGTTTCTGGTGGATATTCTGTAAAATTTGGTAATTTCATTGTAAATCTTATATATAAATCTCCTTTTTGACCAGTTTGTAATGATACAGTACCTTCATTTGCAATTTTACGTATTGTATTAACATCTGTTTTACTAGAACTACTTATATGTAATTGCCTACCATCTAAATGTGTTATTACTTTATTAAATCCAAATAATGCTTGATATAATTTTAAATCAATATCAATAAATAAATTATTATCAATTCTTTTAAATTGTTTATGACATTTTACATTTATTACTATAATTAAATTTGATTTTATATTTTGTAAATGATGTCCTTTATGTTGTACATTTATTTGATTACCATCTGAAATACCTGCTTTTAATGATATTGAAAATGTTTTTTCTTGTGTAATATAGCAATTACCTTTACACAATTCGCATTTATTATTTTCATCTATTACTTTTCCTGAACCATTACATGACTGACACTCGCATACTATACGTTGTATCATTGGTCCCATACGTACTTGATTAACTTGCATACCTTGTCCATTACAATTATTACAAGTTGTTTTATTACCATTTTTAGAACCTACACCATTACATTTTGTACAATCTATTTTTTGTTTATACGTAATATTGACTGTTTCTTCATTATATAATTGTTCTAATGTAACAGATATATGTTCAACTATATCTTCAACATTGTTTTGTTTTCTACCCATTCCTCCCATTGAAAATGGAAATCCTTGACCAAACATATTACCAAAATCAGAAAAAGGATCAGCACTTGATTGACCTTGATTCATTCCATTTGAGAACATATTCATTCCATAACGGTCATATTCTGCTTTTTTTTCTGGATCTAATAATATTTCTTTGGCTTGATTTATATCTTGAAATTTAATTGTATTTTGTTCTTTTATATCTGGTGATGAATTAACATGTTTATCAGGATGATATTCTTTTGATAGTTTATTATATGCCTTTTTAATTTCTACATCTGTTGCATTTGCAGATATTTTTAGTCGATCATATAATACTGTATCTATTACCATTAAAAATAATAATTCATTATTCTTTTAATCAATAATGTATAATGTTTTATATAAAGAGATAATTTTTTATATTTAAATAATGATAAGTAAAATGCAGTTAACGGATAGTAATAATGATATTAATAAAACAATAAATGTTTTTATAGATGGTGATAAAAATTGTTTTATTTCAAAATCATCAATTCAAAAATTTAAACAAATAGTAAAAACACCAGGATTTAATATTATAACTATTAATGAACTTAGTAATAAATTTATAAAACCAGGATTTAAATTAATATGTTATGAAAATAAAAATAATTTAGAATACAAATTTAAAATATGTAATAATGTTTCTGATGTTATTAATCCAAATAAAATACACAAAGATAAACTACGAATTAAAATAAAGGAATTACGTAAAGCAAGAAAACACAGTAATTGTCACAAACCGCATTCACCTAATAATACTGGTAATGTAGATGCTGATGTTGCTGAAATTTATAAAGAATATAATAAACTTATTAAATTATCAAAAATTCCAATACCTGAACCAAAAGAAATTTTAGAAAATCCAGACCAATATAAACCAATAATTTCAATGGTATTAAGTAATAATACAATGGGTAAAATAGGTAAAAATCATCCATATGTTCGTTATTTTACTTTAATTGCTAATAAAATTGGAGTATTAAAAACAAAAGTAAATGAAGAAAATCGTGAATCAATACAAAATGAAACTAAAATTTTAGAATTGAAACAAGTAGTTGGAAATACAATATCATCTAATAGTCAATTAGATAATATAGATGATGTAGATACAGAAGATGAATTAGATAATATTGCTGTTGCTGTTGTTGTTGATGAATTAGCTGTTAATGATGTAGAATTAGATATCTAAACTAGATAATAATTGAATAATTTATTGTTTAAAAATAATAAATTAATTATTTAAATGATTATTTTTGATAATATTCACGGATATATAACATTAGACCCTATTGCTACATTAATTGTAGATACACCTGTTTTTCAACGTTTGCGTAATATTCATCAAACAGGAATTTTATACTATGTTTTTCCAACTGCAACACATACACGGTTTGAACATTCAATTGGTACATATCACTTAGCAACATTGATGATTAGCAATATTGCTAAAAAACAACCAGAATTAAATATAACAGATGAAATAATACAATTAGTAGGTATTGCTGGATTATGTCATGATTTAGGACATATGCTATTTTCTCATTTATTTGATGATTGTTTTTTATCAAAACTTCCAAATATAAAAGAATTAGAAGAAAAAACATTAAATACAATTCATGAAAATAGATCAGTATGTTTACTTAATTATCTTGTTAATAAATATTCAATTAATCTTAATAAAGATCAATTAAAAGTGATAACAGATTTAATAAATCCAAAAAATGCAGAATATTCAAAATGGAAAAATAAATATCATGTTGGAAAATGGATATTTCAAATAATATCAAATCCATTAAATTCAATTGATGTTGATAAATTTGATTATTTAATTAGAGATACACGTGCAGTTGGGTTAAAACTTGGTTTTGATTATTCTAGAATAATTGACGATGCACGTGTTATTGATAATAAAATGTGTTATTCGCTTAATTGTAGTGAAGATATATATCATATGTTTTTTATTAGATATAGATTACATAGACAAATTTATAATCATAAAGCATGTAAAGCTATGGAACTTTTATTAGTAAAACTATTATTTGAAATTGAAAAAGAACATAAAATATCAGAATATATATTAGAACCTGAAAAAATGATTAAATTAATAGATTCATATATTTGGAATTATTCAAATGATAATATAAATGAAATTATTAAAAATATTAATGAACGGAATATACCAAAAATGATATATCAAAATATATCATTACAACCAAATAACTCTGATATTGATATTAATAAATTAATTAATAAATTTGGAAATGATAAATTTGAAATTGTCCAATTTAAGGTTGGTTATGTTAGTGGTAAATCTGCAAATCCACTTAATAATATTACATTTTATAATTCAAAAACTTATAAAATTATATCAGAAAATAAAGTTAGAAGTTTTTCATTATTAATTAATCAAAAATATCAAGAATATTTTTATCGTATATATTGTTTAGATTTATCATTAATTGAAAATTTTAAAGAATATATTAATGAAATAAGTAAAAAAGAAAATAAACAATTAGAACAACTGGAACAATTATCAATTATAGAATTACTAGATTAAATTATATTAAAAATAATTATTTATTATTTTATAGTTTTGTAATCCTAAAATTTTTATATCTAATTTATGATTAATAGACAAATTTTTAATATTATTTAATGAATAAATGATTGTTGGTCTATTACATAATGGACAAGTATTTTTATATAATCTAAAATAACAATTAATATGTAATTTGTAATTAGATAATAATTGATTATTTTGAAAGATTATTTTAAGACAATTTTCACATTCCATTATTTTATTAAATAAATTAAATAGTTAATAATTTATTAGTATATCGTGCGTTAGTTATAATATTATTTAGATAATGAACACAACATAGTATATGAATAACTACACCTGTTAAAAAAGTAAACTAATACCTTATGGTTTTAGTTTATTTTTATCAATAGATAAATCATAACTAAGAAATTATTAAATTTTAATATCTAATTTAATATAATTATGAATTGGGAAAATTACGTTGTTCAAATAAATGTTAAATCTAAAGTTATTGATCTAAATCATCCATTGAATATTTATGAAACTGCAAAATCATCAGGAACAGGATTCTTTATTAGTTTAACTGAAATTTTAACATGTTATCATGTTGTATCTGGTGCAATTAATATTGATATTACATTTACACCCATGAAGATTTAAAATGCCGATTTTACTCAACAGAAAAAATACTCAAGGTTTGCCCGTTGCAGAGCGTGTAAATTATGATTTTGTTAAGGCGACAACCTTAACTGATTTATTGACTTTAACCTTCTTTTGAACGACTTTTTTGACTTTATCTTTTTTAGGTTTTTCTACTTTAATATTTTCATCTTTCTTTTCCCTACATAAATATTTTGGTCGTTCTAATCCATTAATTGCGTTTTTTGCAATTCTATATATATTTGTGGCACCATTTACATCTCTATTCCATACACCTAAACAAGTTTGACACTTGATAAGCCCATGACATAAGATATTACCACTTTTATATGGTTTTGGATTTTTTCTAATTTGAAATTTTTCACATCTTCCTATTTCTTCTTTACATATTGAACACATACAACTTGTTCTAAATTCATCTACTAAATATGTTTTGTAATTATTTTGTCTAAATAATGTTCTCATTCCTTTCCCCTTAATTGGCTCCTTATACTTCATATGTTGTTTCTGCTCAAAATCTCCAAAAATTACGATTGTTTCTTCAGGTTTTCCAAATATTTTTTTAAAATTATTTATTAATTTTTGTTCATTTTTCTTTCTATTCATATAACTATTTAATTTGAGTTTTCTGAATATATATTTTTCATAAAACTTATATAATTTACTGTTGATTTCACTTTTCTTTTTAATATATTCCTTAAAGTCTTTAATTATTAATGTTTTCCTGTTTAATTTTGATAATTCTGTTTCATATTCAATTATTGTTTTCCCGTCTATTTTTTCTTTCTTAAATTCCAAAATTATTTTAGCATATTTTTTAATTTTACATTTTTTTCTTCTACTATCTTGTGTATATCTAAATTCATTTGCATCTTTGTTATCATTATCAACGCAATATAAAATATCTGATTTTCCCGGATCAATGCAAACAATTTTTTTATTTTTAATATTAGTATAATCACTTAATTCATCAATATATTGTTCTGTGTTTGAACCAATTTTGATATTCGGAATTCTTTTACCAATTAAATCATTTCTTAACATTAAAATAGAACAGCTTACTCCATCTGTTTCTATCATATGGTGAAATGTATATTTAGGTTTCTTAAAACATTGTCTTTCTGTTCTAAAAAAAAATTCCCATATTTTATTTTCGTGTTTTTTCAAATTACCTTCTAATAAATAATCTGTCTTATTGCCTTGTTTTTGTGTAAATAATAAATGAACTAATGTTGTTGTATCTATTTTTATGCTTTTCATAATAATATCATTTCTCATAGGAAATACATTATAAATCATAACTTTATCTTTTTCAACTTCTTTCATCATTCTTATCATGCAAGGTAAATAATCTTGTGGCGAAACCTGTAAATCATAATATAAACTGTCTTTTTGGTATTTGTCTTTATTTGGTGTTATTGTTTTCTTTATTTCTTTTATCCAACTGTGATATTTTGCATCTGATTTATATTCAGTTGTTATTTCAAGTATATCAGTTTTAATTTTTCTTAATTGTCTGCAAAACTCATTAACTAATTCTTTTTGTTTTATTTCATCTTTATTTTCTTCTTTAATTTTTATTATTGTTTCTTTTTTCTTCCAAACAATATTAACAAATCTTTCAATATACTCAATATAATGTAATTTAATATTATTTTCATACATTGTAATTATTCCAATTGTTAAATAGTCTAAAACTGTATTAAGATGTGTATAATCTAAATCTGTATCTTTAATTAATGGTTTATAATCAGAATTATAAAAAGCAGTTAATTTATCTTTTAGTTCTTTAATCTCTTTCTTAGGGGGTCTTCCTGATGCACTTTCATTACATAAAATTTTCATACAAGAATTAACAAATAATTTATCTATTTCAGGAAGTTTATTATTTTTTTCAAAGTAATCTAATAAATAAAGTTTTATAAACATTAATGTATTAATTACAATTTTATTACACTTGATAACAGCATCAGTAATTTTAGGTAAATTGATATCTGGATTTTTCAGAACATGTTTAAGTGGTATCTTAACACATTTGAAATAATCAGTTGGTTTATCTGGCGGTTTAATCTTTTTCTCTTTTATAGCACTCATAATATTATACTATAGTTATATATCTTTATATATTTTAATTTCTAAAAATAAACGCAAAAATTTATAATAATTTATTTTATCGTTAATATTATATATGGATTATAAAGATAAATATATAAAATACAAGACAAAGTATTTAGAATTAAAAAATATAGAAGCGAATAATCAAATTGGTGGTGGTAAAGATAATTTAATAGTTCATATTTCAGGACCACAAGGAGCAGGAAAAACAACTTTGGGTAATAAAATAAAAAAAAAGTATAATGACACGATTTATCTTAAAGATTTAGATGATTTATATGCTGAATTTAATTATCAAAAAGAAATAAATGATTACCAACAATTTATAAATTTGTTTATAGAAGAACATTCGAATAAACCATTAATTATAACAGGACTATCTGCTGAAAGATGTAATGGTGAAATGGATGATGAAGATAACACTTTTTATCAAATAGACACAGAGTATAAATATTTAATAAAAATTGATGAAGAAGACATATTAAAACAGAGATTTTTTCGTCAAGTTTCAAAATTAAATGATAGAAAAGAAATATTATTTAATAATTGGTTAGAAGATAACAATGGTATACAAAAAAAATTATTTAGGTTTGTTAATTTAACTAAATGGAAGAGTAATAATATTGCTTGTAACACAATTCATGAAGAACATAATTATAAATTAACAGATAGAAATGATATTTACAATGAAGTTTGTGATTTAATAGACAAAAAATTATTAGAGTAATTCAAAAATATATTTTTTTGTTCTAATATCTTCTTTATCATCTTGTTTTATTCTATAATCATAGCTATTTAATTTATATTTACTTTTTGTTAATTGTCTAATAATTGATAAATAAGGTCTTTTTGCTTTTGTTGGTTCTGATGCACCTATAATAGTTGAAAAACTATAATATTTTCTTATTTCTGGTATTAATTCTAAAATTTTATCTTGTTTTGTTTTGTCATTATCAAGATTGTATAAAATAATACTATTTTCATTATCTAATTCTAAAATATTTATAATTTTATCAATTAATTCATCTTGTTCTTTTTTATATAAAATACTTTTAAGTTTCATAATATTATATGATTATATTATGAAATTTTTATATAATTTAATCTTTATAATTTTTTGGTTTCCTTTTTAATGTTGAATCTTTTTTAACATAATCTTTATATGCATCTTTATTATAAGCATTCTCAAAATAGTTTTTATAATTTTCTTTCTTAACTTGTTTTATGGCATTTCTAATTTCAACTACTAATTCATCATATTTTAATACCTTTTTATTTAATTTAAGATAATGTTTAATCTGATTAAACCAATTCTCTATAACATTACACTTTGGTGTATAAGGCAATGAAAATAAATATTTATTACCACTATTAATAATTGCTTGTTTAACATATTCATTATTATGACTTCCTGCATTATCTAATATAATAAGATGATTTTTATATTTATTAAATATATTTGCTTCTAAAAATTCTACAAATCTTTCCTTAGTTGATAATATTAAAAATCAAAGATTTTTAATTTATCCAGATTTTATATTTTTTGTAAAAAAATATAAAATATCATACCACCTTCTTTATATAAAGTAGCACCAACGCATTTAGAATTAGAAATAGCACATAATAAAGTAAATTTTCTAAATACATAGTTATCATCAGTTTTAACAACACATCTTTTACCTAAATCACATTTTGCATAAGGTAAATACATTGCTGGTTGTATAGATGTTTCATCTAAAGATATTATTTTATCTAATGAATATTTTGATACTTCTTTATAAAATGCTTTTAATTCTTTTTTAATGTCTGTGGGTTTTCCATATCTTTCTTTCGGATAGTGTTCATGACGTGTTCTTTTTCTGGTTATGTTATTATCTCTTATGACTTGTCCTAAATGTTGAGGTGTAATATCAAATTCTTTATATTTCTTTTTAACTATTTTATGTAATTCTTCCATTGTTATTTGTTCGTTTTCTTTTAATTATTGTATTGCATATTTAACTTGTTCTTTTGTTATTTTATAAGATACTGGTTTTCTATTTAATCTTTTAATTTCATCTAACTCTTCGTATCGTTCAATCCATCTTTTCAAACTTCTTTCAGAACACTTAAATATATCACAAGTTTTAGTATAATTCGTATTATTTTCTAAATAATATTTAACCGCAGTAATTTTATAATCTTCACTTTTATGTTTAGACATTTAATATATAATTATTTATATATTAAAAAATCGGCATTTTAAATCTTCAAGGGTGTAAACATACTAATTCTATCAGTGGTCGGATTAAACATATATTTCCAGACGATGATTTGGCTATTATTGAAATAGACCCAAAATTTATATCATCTGAAATTAAAATATTAGAACATGATAAAAGTAGTTCTATGCAATTAGGAGATGTTTTTACTATAGGATTTCCACTATCAAGTACAAATATTAAAATAACTAAAGGAATTATATCAGGATATCAAGATTCATTAATTCAAACAGATGCATCTTTAAATGATGGAAATTCAGGCGGACCTCTTGTTATATTTGATATACCTTTACAAAAATATAAAGTAATTGGTGTTAATGTATCAAAATTAAAAGGTGATGCAGAAAAAACAGGTTTTGTTATACCAATTTATAGATTTCGTATATTACGAGATAAATTAAATAACACTTATGATTTAATCATTAGAAAACCACTTTTATATTTTGATTTTCAACCACTAATAAAACATACATTAAAATCAAATTTATTATATAGTAAAAAAAAAGAAGGAGTTAGAATAACATCAATTAATATAAATCATTATTATTCAAAATATTTAAAAGAAGATGATATTTTACTTAAAGTAAATGGTAATATAATTGACCATAATGGATTTATTAAATTTGATTTTTATCCAGAAAAAATACCAATTGATGATATTGGATTATGGTTTACTATTGGTGATAGTATTACTTTTGATATTTATAATATAAAAAATGAATCAAAAAATACTAGTACATTTTTTCTAGAATTACCAAAATCAAATTTATTTAATTTTTATAATTTAGGTAAGCTACAAAATGAAAACAAGTATCCAAATTATTTTGTTGAAAAAAATGGATTAATTTTATCAATTATATCCGATGTACATTTAGAAAACTTAAAAGATTTAAATTTATCATTTAGAAATATTATTAAAATTTTTGAAAGAAGATTATATCATAAAGATTTATTTACAATTTATTTAGCTGATACAAAATATACAGATAGTAATATAGATAATAATATAGAATATCCAATTGGTGATATTATTATTGAAATTAATAATAAAACATTTACATCATTTGAAGAATTTAAAAATATTATTAAAGATAATATTATATCATTCAAAACAATTGATAATAATATATATATTATTTAGATTATGAAACAACATATATTATTATCAATTGTTTTGAAGGTACGCTAAAATATATACTCTTCTATCAGCTATTTTTACATTAATATTTTTACATTAAATTATTAATTTAAAAACAAACCGCTCTAAAAAAATTGATATAATATCATTTAAAAATATTATATTAATTAATATAATGTCAAATAAATTAACTAAACAAAAACTTAAAAACGAAGATATTGATGATGAATACAATATTGAAGATAGTTATGAAGATTCTGTTGAAGATTATGATGACGATGATAACGATGATGAAAAAGATGATTTTGTTAATGAACGTGATGTTTCTGGTTGTGCAATTGATGATGCTATTAATGATGATGATGAATATTTTAATAATGTTGAAGAAACAGAATTACCAAGCGAACAAGGTTCTGAATATGTCAGTAAAGAAAATCGTATTAGTTCAAACAGACTTTCAAAATATGAAATGGTAAGAATTTTAGGTGAAAGAATTAAACAATTAACACTTGGAGCAAAACCATTAATTAAAAACTTTCAAACTTTATCATATGATAGTATTGCAGAAGAAGAATTAAAAAGAAATATGATTCCATTTAAAATTAAACGACCGCTACCCAATGGAAAATATGAAATATGGACATTAGATGAATTACAAAAAGATCATTTATTATCTCAATTTGAATAATTAAATTAATAGTATCATCATACTCACAAAGATTAATTCTATTAGATTTTATTATTTATAACATATAATAAATAGATGTCTAAGAGAATATCTTTTATTTCAATATTATTATGTGATTGATAGACATGTAAAGTTCTTTTTTTTATTATATTATTTATATTTATATTAAATTTATAATTATTTACGTAATATTTTAACAAAAATTTAAAATCTTCAATATCATAGTCGCAAACTAAAAAATAATATTCAAAAAATGTTACCTTTATATAATAACGATCAAGTATAATTATATTATAAACATAACTAGTATTATATATGACATTATTCTCGTAACATAATTTTTTTAATAATTTATCGTCTATAATAACATTAATTATGGGATCTTTTAAATCAATTTGCGATAAAAATGTAAGATAAAATAATTTTAAAGATTTATCAACAAAAATATTCGTTTTTAATAAAGTATCTAATCTTAAATCTAATATAAAATCTATAAAATCATCAGAAGTATTACTATATTGTATTTTAATTTTTGAAAAAATTATTTTAAATTTGATAATATTAGTATTAATAATCTTATATAAGTCTATGGTATATTCTAATTCTGTATAATTTAAATATAAATTTTTATTAAACAATAATAATATTAAATAAAATGGAATTATACTATTATCTTCATCAGTATATTTTAATAAATATTTATCATATATATTAAATTTTGTTATTGAGTGAATATCATAATCACTTGACAATAAATAAATCATATCTATAAATTTATAATTTAATAATATTTCAGGATTGTTAATATTTATAGACACTATTGTATGACCTTCGTTAATATATATTCTTATATTAAATAAAATATTTATATATTCAATATCAATTATTGAATTGTTAACATTAACATTGATATTTATTATTTTATTAATATATATATTTGGATATTTATAGTTTATACAATCAGTTATACCAAACAAATAATTTAAAACTGTTATAACATTATAATTTAATGATATAATCTCATATTTAAAATCATGATCAATTTTTGTATATATTTCATAATTTGGGATATTTTGAATTAATTTATTAAATTCAATTTTAATATTAGAATTATTTTCATTATTAGGATCATCTTTATATAATTTGCAAAATTTAATAACAAACTCTTTTAATCCATCTATAGACGTTACTGGTAAAAAATTAGAATTATAGTCTTTTGTAGTTGGATCCCATATAATAGCTCTGACAAAATGTAATAATGCATTTTCAACACAATCTGAAAAAACATTACCTTCAAAAGAGCTAGTATTATATTTAAATATGTTTGGTAAATTTATATTATTAAATAAATCATAATTTACATATTCTTTTAATTTTTCTTCGTTTTGTTTAATAGTCTTTTCAATATTTAATTTGTTATATTGTATTGATTTTATATTATCAGTTAATATTGTTATATCATTATTTAATTTGTCTTTAGTTTTAGCATCATTTAAATGTGGATTATCTATTATAAATTTAATATTATCAATTTGTTCTTCAATATTATTAATTTTTTTTTCAATATTATTAATATCATTTTTATTTATTTTAATAGTCTCTATAATTTTTAATTTTTCTTGTTCTTTTAAAAATAAATCATTAAATTTTATTTCAAGTGTATCATTATCAATTTGTAATAAATTGCAAATTAAATTATCATTATTTATAGGATACAAACTATTTGTTATTTTACCAATAGATAATTTATTAAAATGAGCACCAATAAAACTAGCAAAAAATATTAAACTTGTTTTATTTTTTATAAAATCTTTTAATCCATCAGTGTTATCAATAATATTACAGTACTTTATAAATTTTTTTAATTCTTTTATTAATTTAATTTCATTTTTAATATATATATCATAACATTGTTCAATATATGTATTTAATTCATCATATTTTATATTTGTAGGTTCGTCTTTACTTTTTATAACTTTGCCATATAGACTCATCATATCAGATATATTAACAAATGCATCCTTATTATTATTATATAAATTTAAAATTTGAGTTTCAATTTCATCTTCTGTTTTATAATAGACATGTTTATAATAAACTCTTTTAATTAGTGTTTATTATAACCTCGTTTGAATTAGTTTATTAATAAAATATATGTTTATAAAAATTTTATAAAAAAATAAAATAATAAAAATATAAATAAATTATAGCTATATTTTATAGGAAAAAGAAAATAATTTTTTATCAAACGCACTTATTTAAAAAAATATGTAATTTTGGTAGTTATGGTTTTATTTTAATTATAAAGTTAATTGATATTTTATATCCAAGTATTTTTAATGACAATTGATAGTGCCGACATAAATATATAACTTATAAAATTTTTACTATAACGGTCGTACCTTAATTGTATTTTTTTAAATTGTTTAAATCTATTTATAACATGTTTGTTAAAGAAAAAACAAAGTTTTTTTTCTTGAATGTTCAACACAACCTCGTTTCTTTAATAACATCTTATCGTATTTATTTAATTTTAAACTATCTAATTTAGATATATCTTTTAAATTTCTTATATTTTTATTTGTAATCATATTTTTAAAATTTAATTCTTTTATTAAATTATGTAATGGTTTGCTATCATAAGCACCGTTCTCTAAAAAATCTACAGATTTTTTGAGAATGTATTTTTAATATAAACAAAGTTTATTTAAAAATCCATCTGCAATTATAGTATTAGTTTGATTACATAATAACGGATGATTTTTATGAAAATCTAATAACTGTTCTTTTAAAATGGTTATATCATGTGTTGCACCAGTATCAAATTTTATAGATATAGGTATATTGAAATCATCGCTAATTATTGATATTTTAGATGTTTTATGTTTTTTAACTTGGACAAAATAAAAAACAAAGTTTTTATTTCTCCAACTTAAATATAAATCCTTAGGATTTATTTTTAACTTGTGGATTATATGAAGTTAAATCTTCACCTAATTTATTACAAATAAATGTGGTATCTGTATAGCCCGAAGGGCGTATATGTTTCTGAAAGAAACTATAATATAATTTTGAGGTATCATTTAGATACATTATATGTATCTA